GCCGTGAGTAGTACACATATCTGGCCTAGCTTCTTTAAATTATAGCCACAAGAAAAATTTCCGACCTAAGTCGGAACAAAAACATGTGACTGTTTAAATTTAGACTCTAGGTCAACGATTACAGTTTACCTCCTGTAACCGTACGCGGGGCTATTCCGCGTGTGCTTTAAGGGATTGTTAAGTACAATTCTAAACTTGCGCTATTTCTAGCTTGTAGGATGAGTATCTGCTATATAGAAAATGGGTGGTCCCAAATACCAATGGCAGGTAAAATCCTCGGCCGCAGCTACATATACGGTCGGTGTGTAAACACCGGCAGCAATAGTAGACATAGTGGTTATCGTCCAATCGTCTGTAAACGTATCACCTGTTAAAGGCTTGCGTTTTGCAGGGATAAAACGAAAAACACTATAGTAAGGTAATTCAACCGACAAATACGGATTAACCTTACAGTTCGTGACGGCGGCCCCGTCTAAATTTATGTGATAATCCGCCATAAGATTCAATCTCGAGGCGATATCAGCCAAACTTCCCGAAGGGGAAGGAGTATAAGCGACGAACTCACGCTTATTCAAAAAATTCTGCCGTCGCGAAACGGCAACGGTAGGGTCACCAGGTCCCAAACCAATCAAAAATGCATAATCTAACATGTATCTCATTCCACCACGACAGGCTGCAAAGCCTGAAGTAACGTAAGAAATGTGTGTAAAATTAGCATAGTTATACGCACCCGCAGCTAACAACCTCGTTTGAGGTGTCAACAGTGGATCAGTGGTATAACCTCCTGGTGCTGGCAAAAATGGCCTTGTTTCAAAGGACATTCTTGTAGTTGGTGATTCCCGTACATAGGAATCAGCCAAATCATATCGTTTCAACAACTGTCGCATACTACCAACAGCTTCTCCAAAGTGAATTAAAGAAGAAGGATCGTTAAGCTTAGTTTTAGAAGCCATATGAACATGCGCCGATTTGTTCTCAGGTGGTGAAGATGACATCTCGGCGGATTGAGGTTCAATATCCTCAATCTGGGGAGCAACAAGATTAGAAGCTGTAGTTAAACGCAACTTCTCTAATTCCTCTCCATAAGGTACTGAAACCTCAAAATCGTCCATCGCAGAAACAAAAACGTTAATCTCAATGTCATTATTGACTGTCGTGTTAGGAACTGTCAATTCATTAACAACATATACAGATAACGTTCCATTTCCTTGCGTACGACTACTCGCAGTATATCCAACTGCTCCGTTGGCTGCGTTCACTCGGACACTGTTAATACTTTCTCTTCGTCTCCAAGTGGTTGGTTGGCCCCAACCAACATCAATTGTAAAATCAGTTTCTTCTGAAATATCTACAATGGTTGTGTAAGCAGTGTTGTACTCAGCACTCCCGATTCCACCTTCGGGGTCATACACAATCTTCAAACGACCTTTATGATAGTTTGAAGAAACCACCATAAAGCGATACCGCAAAGAACCGCGCCAATATTCAAATGGCAGAGAGGCAAAAGCCGTTGCAGTAAGGTGATATTCTCGATCACCACCACCACCAACAGTATCACCAATCATGGGGTCAACTACAACCTGAAACAATAAAGTTTCAGGCGTGGTCCCAACTGTCCAAGGAAAATTGCGGAAATAAGACTCTCTAGATGCAATATTTGAAGTAGTCATCTCATCTCCACAATTAATTCCAACAATACCAGGATCAACAGATAGTTCCTGTTTTACATCCAAAGTAAGTTTTTGAGAATCATTGGGAACGTTGGAATTAGCTAAACTAGTTTTTGGCTGAGGTCGATAAATACCGACATCAGTTATAACTGGTGCACTAAAACCAAACAATGTAGCTATAGATCCAACCGCACTAGCACCAATCTCGGTGGCTCGTGCGTATTTGGAAATAATGGGCATATCGGTTAATCTACCAGCCAATTTAGCTACAGCCCCAGCAATACGAGAAACAGGTTTAACGCCATACTCGTCTGACTGGGGAGCAATCGAACCAGGTTCGACTTGTGTAGGGACTGAAAATCTGACATTTTCAGCCCAAGCAAAAACAGAAACAGAAGCTGTGTCAACAGCTCCATTTGCATGTTTCAAATTTTGCAAAGAATGGACAACTAATTCTCCCATTTTAGTCCAATCTTCTGCAACAATGTCCATTAAATTCTTATAAAAGAAAAAGGGCATGCGCAGTTCACCACCTTCTGAAAGAGTAGGATTCAACCAAATGTGAGGTCGCTGTGAAGCGGCCACAACATCTGCATCGAAAAAAGCTCGATCGACGGTTAAATCGTCATCCTCAGGAAGTGGATTGTAAGATGCAATGGCCCTACCATAATGAAACTGGTTGCCATTAACTAAAATCTTCAAATGCAAATCTGCTCTCATCAACTTATAATTCGAAATACGGTTAATAACTCGTGTGTTCGTAAAGTATAAAGTCCAGGGATTAATTTTGAAAAATAATGAGGTACCAACACCCCATTCTTGTTCAAAAATCTTCACAGGACGAGAAAAGAACTGATCTAAAGTTGCATCATCATTCAATGCAGCGTCACGTAGCTCGTCAATGGCACCTTCCCAATTTACCATGTGACCAGCATCTTTGTCAGAAAACGTGACATTCTCAACTGTAGTTTTCTCTAACCCAGTGTCTTTGGGAATTTCGTCTGACTGGGGGCTAACGGCAGCATCAGAAACAGCAGAAGCACTAGACTTGCGAAATACATCGCGAGTTCTGCGCTGCTGTCTAGTCTCGTTTATGCTAGGCCATTCACCCATCAAATCCTTATAAAGTTGATACATTAAATATACCAAAAACGATATTGCCAAAGTCAAAACTGAATAAGATATCTCAGCAGTCGCGACATCCGTCGCTTGAGGGTATACCATACTCTCATAAATGGTCCAAGCACTTCTTGGATAAGCCTGGTTTAGTCCCAGGAACTTATATAAAATATTAAAAGGAAATGTAACTATATGTATATATGTACACTATACAAACGTGCTAACGTGAAATGTAAATATATGTAAAAGCCCTAATGTACATCTAATGGTAACCAATCACATATATTACCCAGAGGGATTTTGTTTTGAGTACTTTTCATGCCACATTTCAACGCGTTCGTCAAAAGTAGCATTAACAGCAGGTGGAATGAAACCCAAAGATTCCATACAAATCTGCTTTATTTTGGTCTGATCTTGGTTATACACCAAACGACCATGGGCAAATAATTCGTGCATGTACGTCTCAACACACGATACTGCCACATTCTCTGGACTTTCAGTCCTAGATTTCAGATTAGCCAAAAGAGGTTTTAACATCGAGTCTTTACTCAATTTACCAATTCTCACACCTATTTCAGGTATATATTGGGATTTCCTTTTCAGGAAATCAGCCTCATCTATGTCTAAATCATCGGCAACATTTTCAGTTTTATTAGGATCAGTAATTTTCATTCCGTGTTTCGCCAAAAATTCTTTGAATACACGAAAATTAAATCTTGTCCTGTAAGAACTGTGAACGCTACCTTTAAAATCGTCACCGTATGTTAGTGCTGCCACTGCTGATCGAAAATCTCTAACTTCAGGGCACGCACAAAAGAAACCCATTCTCACATACAAAGAATTAGCAACACTGTTTATGTTAACAGTGATGTTGTTCCCCGAAGTGTTCATGTTATATGCTGAAATCAGCGTTCCGTTCCAGTCCATCACAGGATGAATAATGTCAGCAATCATCATATTCATGATATGCAAATCTTCGTGTGAATAATCACACAATTCAGCAATATCTATGAATGACATCAAAACTGCATATGTCATCTGCGAGTTCATACGAACGTCATACTTTGAATAATCCCAAGCAATAACTCTATTGTCAGCAGCGAATTTTTCTGCATGAGACATAAGAGCATCCCATTGTTGGGAAAAAGCATTCACACCAACTGCCGATTCAGATAATTCAGGGCATAATGAAAGAACTCGTGCAATAGGCAAATAATATTTGCGTATGCACATGCTCAATGCAATAGATACAGCCTGAAAAACTCTGACCTTTTCAGAATCAAGTTTAGTAGGTTCATCTTTAAGCGTAGCAGTAATAATGGGATAACCACGTTCGCCGCGCTTCCAACACCCTATTAACCTGTCTCTTTCAGCAATTATATCCTCATCCGGTATACGATCAATCAAATCTTCACCATTGTACACTTGAGTGAATTTTCGCTCTTTCTTTCCAAAAAGAGGAAAACCCAAACTAGTGTTCATAGGCATAGCGTCAATGAATCGCTTCCCTGGAATGCCCATAATAACTTCCTTGTCAGTTAAGGGACGGACTGTTTCAGTCTGGTTCAATTGATGAGTAAATTTCCTAATTGGTTGTAACCAATCTCTTCGCGCTCGCTGCAACAATGATGGTAAAAACATCTCAGATGGATTCACAACATGCTCCAACGTGGCGTTGTAGGCTTTCCAATTAGGAATCAATTTTGGAGGTCCAAAATTGCTCTTGATACCAAACACACGTTCGGTCGATTTTTTCAAAACCGAATCGACAACACGACTCGATTGTTGAGCTCTTCTTTTCGTTGATCCCAAAACATCAACTGCATCATCTGAAGTTAATGCAACAATTGATTTAGCGTTTGGGTGAACGTCAGAACTCTGCAAAATAGGTCTGTCGTACTGTTTTTCCGGCAAAACCGTGGCATTAGCCATGCCACGTATACCTCTCAAACTCAACATTTTTTCCCGCGTTTCGCGAGCTAGCTGTTGGTTGACAGTCATCATGACCCCATAATGCACTAACGGATTTCCCCCAATGTGAAAACCCGCAACAACAGGATTCATGCTTTCAGTAATAAGCATGGCCATACAACTGCCCCCTCCAATAACTGAGGAATTATAGCAACCCCCAGGTCCACTAAGGTACCTGTGACCATACTTACCATGAGTAACGACTACTTTGTCAGTACTCAAAGTTCCATCCTTATTCCTGATCAACAAGGAACATGACGAAACGCCAGTTATGTTTCCATGAGGTAGAAACTTCATCAAATTTGTACAAACATCTGGACAGCGCTCTACAAAGCACTCGACCATGTCAATACCGTCAAATTCAACAGTGTTCACACCCAACTGTGCAATGAACTTAAACTTACTAGTTTCAGTATCATTGCGTTGAACAACCCCACGAACGTATGGAGTGGGTTTTGTTTCCATGTCACCATTTACATAGAAGACGTGTTTTGGAAACCAAACATAACCTTTTTCAGGAACTATAATGTTGCACCCTGTTCGACTTCCGTCGGCCCGGGTAAAAACACAATGCCCTAAATTTTTGCTCCCTGTGTATTCGACCTGTTGGCGTGTAGCTCCAGTAACTCTAGAATCGGCTGTGAAACCAATCCGCTTCATCATAAAACCAAACCAACCAGGTTGAGCGTCAATCTCTTCAGGAGTCAACGCTTGAGGCAACGTTTTGAGCCTTTGGCTATTCCACATCTGAATCGCTTTAATAGCAATGATCAGAGTGGCAGCAACGGCTATCGCTTTAGGAAAAGCACTTTCACGAATGCTTGTAACGTATGCCGGCAAGGCATCACGACGTTCCAAATATTCTTTTTCCAACACTGCAACACGTTCGTTGACAAATGCTCTCCCAATAGGGAAAGAAACGCACATGCAAAACAAAGACAACAATACAGCCCAATATTTCTTGTAATACATACCATAAAACAATAATGATGCAAAGAAAATCATGAAACGTATCAAAATCTTTCTAACGTCGCACGTAACAACGCATGAAGCCCACGTCTTAACAAAACGTTGAAATCTGCGATTGTTGTACACACAATTTGGAATAAGAGCTGCTACGCCTGGCATCAATTTGCACTCCGCAAAATCGCGAAGTTCAGCAGCCAAAGCCTTCGTAACGGCCCCTCGAATAGGGCGATGCGCAAAAAACCAACTCGATATAGTATATGGACTCATCCATTTACTGTATAAACCGTTCAATGCGTACGTAGCTGCCGTATTGACAATACCAGCACACAATTCAAAAGAATGTGGTTCACACTCAATGTCTTTGTGTTTGGCGCAATCACAATATTCAGGAAAACGAAAACACGTGTTACAAAACTGAGTTTTGGCGCACGTTTTTGACTTCTCCAACAACTTATCTTGTGATATTTTGTGCTCAGTTGAAAGCTTAATGACCATGTCCAAATAGGTTTTCAAATCCATATTGGAACACTCAAAACTTGAGCCATCATCCTGTATAGTTACCAACGGTGTAAGCTCGTAAGCAGTCTTACCGCTGGCAGCTTCGAAAGTTCTGCACCACTTAATGTCAATATTCCAAACATCCTGTACCAAGGATGTTGAATTGCGCAATTTCGGATGATTTGTGTCTAACAACTTTGTACCAGTCTTACAATATTCATCCTTTACTGTGAAATGCACATGATACATGCGTCGCAAAATGGACTCAGGACAATTAGAATATATCCTAGCACCCAAATCGCGTGTGTTCGATGTGACAATTCCACATTTGAAGTCAATAAACACGACTCCTTTCGAATTCAATTCAGCTTTAACTGCTTGTGCAGCAACATTGTTAAAAAATTTAATAATAGTCGCTGTATGCGGTGTATCCTTTTGAAATTCCGCTTTCGTGTTATTGACATCATCAAGAAATACCCCCAAAATATCAGTTGTCCAAGTAGAATCATATTTGTCAAACATGTCCTTGGTGATAATTCGGCTGTCGTCCACCACTCCGTTTTCATCACTATACCCCATAGCTGCTAAACTCTGTTGCATAGTGAGTTTACCCAAAGTGGTTTTACCAATGCCAGTATCTCCAACTAAGGCCCATCCAATAGGATTGAACCTAATGTCGGTGTTTTTCCGTTTGGCCAACAATTTTTCTTGAATCGCAATCAATTCAGAATAACGCTTCTGCAACCAAATAGAAGTTGGACCGTCATTTTTGGCTGATTTTAATGAGCACGTTTTCAAAATAATCTTCTGCAAACGCGTTTCATAATCGCCTAAATCATGATCCAAATTTCCAGCTATAGCTGCATCTGCATGGGCCATAACCCAATCACAATTCTGGTTGTATTCCTGCATCTTCACGTCAGAATACAAAATAGGTGCGAAAGACTTTGTTTCAAAGCACTTCCAACCTACTTCGCTGACCCAAACTAGCGTCTTTACAAACGCATCAATAAGGTCAACAGCATCAACCTGCTGCTTAGCAGCTTCCAAAGAAATAAGTTTAAGTCCAAATGGACTCCACTCAATCTTCTTAACACTGCACACAGTCAAAGACATAGCGGCCGTGATCAAATATGA